GGATGTTATAGAAACTAATTTATATAAAGGACCAGGAATTAGTAGTGAATCTAAAGCTTTAAATTGGACTAAACAAAAAGTGGATAAAATAATTGATGGTAATATTGTTTATAAATCTAGGGATAGTTTACAAACAATGATATTCCCAACATCTAAGATTATTGATAGTGTAACAACTACAAGTAATGAAATATTTGTAGATAATGTTGATTTATTTGATTATGATAGTCCTGTTAGTATTAGTGGATTGGTTATTGAAGGCAATAACCCTGTTGCTGCTGCTATAACTGCTGTAGTTTCTATTGCTGGTACCATTTCATCCCTTGATGTTGTTAGTGGTGGTAGTGGTTACGTAGGCACTACTACAGATATAATAATTGGACCTCCACATGGTGTTTCTGTTGGAGGAACATGGGGGAGAACTTATAATTCTCAATTAGGAGTTTCTACTTTTGCTGAAGCAGTAGGTAATATTACTAATGGTTCAATTACTTCTGTTGATATTACAAATATAGGATTGGGATATACACAGACTTCTTCACCTAATGTCTTGGCACCTCTTCCAGAATTCAAGAAAGAATTAGTTTCTAATATAACAAATATTCAAGGTTTTTCTGGTATTGTAACAGGTATTGGTACAACTGCAGGTGTTGGTACAGATTTGGCATTAAAATTCCATTTACATGCATCAAATTATAATAATTTACTTGCAGGATATCCAATTTCTATATCTGATACTGAAATTGGAACTGGTGTAACTTCATTATATCCATCTGGGATAGGTATTGTAGGTATTGGTACAACATTCTTAAATAATGTTTATAGAATTGCCCAAATATCTTATACAGGAAATTCTGGATTAGTGACATGTAATATTGAATCTCCATCAGATGCATTAGGAATAGGTACCAGTGGAAGTCAATTTGATCCTGTAGGAACTTTCTCTTGGGGTAGATTATCTGGTGCTTCTATTAGATCATCTTCTCCAATTTCTATTGGAGTTACAGGATTGACAATTGATGCTGGTTTAACAACTTTCCCAACAATTACAAGACGTGGGGTAGGATTAAGAGATACAGGATCTATTGATGCTTAATATCATTTTTCATAAACTATTATAAATATCTAAAAAAACTATTAATATGTCTGCCGTCGTTACAGATCAATTTAGAATATTCAATGCAGGTAATTTTGTAGATTCCGTATTAGACAATAATAATTCTTATTATGTCTTTTTAGGTTTAACTAATCCTACAACACCTAATCCTGGATTTGGAAGAACTTCTGATTGGGATTCAAATACACCACTACAACCTACTGATAATTTTCAATATGAATCTCAGTATCGAAGTACTTCTCTTTTTGGTAAGAAGATTAATAGTACAAATATAAGAAGAGTTATTAGAAAGGTTGATTGGGTTGCTAATACTCCCTATGATATGTATAGGCAGGATTACAGTCTTCCAAATAATAAAGCACCTAATTCAAAAACTGGAAGATTGTATGATGCGAATTATTATGTTATTAACAGTGATTATAATGTTTATATTTGTATAGATAATGGTTCTTTTGGAGCTCCTAATAGTCCAAGTGCTAAAGGGGGAAATTCTCAAAATGAACCAACTTTTACTGATTTAGAACCATCTGTTGCTGGAGATGGTGCAGATGGATATATTTGGAAATATTTGTTTACTATATCACCAAGTGACATAGTAAAATTCGATTCAACAGAATATATTGTTGTTCCTAATGATTGGGCTACATCCACAAATTCTCAAATTCAGAATATTAGAGAATCTGGTGATTCTGAAATCAATTTCAATCAAATTAAGAAAATATATGTTGAAAATAAAGGTTCTGGTTATTTAAATAATACTCTTAATGTAGATATACTTGGTGATGGTAGTGGTGGAAAGGTATCTGTAACAACTGAGGGTGGTAAAATTAAGTCTGCAATTGTTACTTCTGGTGGAAGAGGGTATACTTATGGTATTGTTGATTTGGGACCGTTACAACCCCAATCTGGCCCGACTATAGATGCAAAATTAATTCCTATCATTCCACCTTCAAGAGGTCATGGTTATGATATCTACAAGGAATTAGGTGCGGATAGAGTATTAATATATTCTAGATTTGATGATTCTACGAAAGATTTTCCAATCAATACAAAATTTGCACAGGTTGGTATTATTAAAAATCCATCAACAGCTACTTCTATAGGATCTACATTTAATGAGAATCAGTTTTCATCATTAAACTCTATTAAGTTTAATGCTAGTGATGTTAGTACATGGGCAGCTAAACCTTCTTTAGGATCTAAAATAGAGCAAACAAATTCTAACGGAGATGTTGCAAAAGGATATGTGGCATCATATGATGAAAATACAGCAGTCTTAAAGTTTTATCAAGATAGATCTTTATATTTTGGAAATAATGTAGATCAGACTGATTATGTTGGTGTAACTACTAATAGTAATGTTGTTGCATTTTCTGGAAGTGGTAGTATTAAATTTGCAGGAGGGGTTCCAAGTGATACATCTCCAGCTATTGCATTTACTGGTCGCACCATGTCTGATGGTGGTAAAGAAATTGATTTGGGTGTTTATTTCACCAGTGGGTTCTCCAATTCAGAGATAAATAAAACTACTGGAGATATCATATACATTGATAATCGAAAGTCAGTTACTAGAGATATTCGACAGAAAGAAGACATTAAAATCATCTTGGAATTTTAAAAAGACATGGCACAATCAAAAGATTTAAATATAAGTCCTTATTATGACGATTTTGATCCTAATAATAATTTTTATAAGGTACTTTTTAAACCAGGTTATCCAGTACAAGCAAGGGAACTAACCACTTTACAATCTATTCTACAAAATCAGATTGAAAATTTTGGTAGTCATATTTTTAAAGAGGGGTCAATTGTAATACCTGGAGCTCCAACATATCAAGTATCAGATGCTGTAAAATTAAATTCGTTACAATTTGGTGTTGATATTTCCTTATATGTAAATGATTTGAAGGGGAAGATTGTAGAAGGTGCAACATCTGGAGTTACTGCAACGGTAGATCTTATTGTATTACCTGATGATAATGAGGTAGAATATACAACATTGTATGTTAAGTATATTAATGGTGGTTCTGAAAATTTTTCTAGAGATAAATTTATTGATGGAGAATCATTACTTATAAAAGAAAATTTAGTTTATGGAAATACAACTATTAATGCAGGAACAGCAGTTGCAACATTAATTTCTTCTGATGCAACTGCAATTGGATCTGCTGCATCTGTAGATGAAGGAATATATTTTATTAGAGGTACCTTTGTAAAGGTTAATAAACAAACAATAATTTTAGATCATTATAATAATTTACCATCATATAGAGTTGGATTGACAATATCTGAAGAAATTATAACAGCTAAAGAAGATCCTTCATTATATGATAATGCAAAAGGTTTTTCTAATTATGCTGCACCTGGTGCAAATAGATTAAAAATTAGTTTAATTTTATCTAAGAAATTAATTTCCGATAAAAATGATGAGAATTTCTTTGAGATATTACGACTTGATACTGGGGATGTTCTTAAAATTGAAACAAAAACAAATTATAATTTAATTAGAGATTGGATTGCTGAAAGAACATATGAAGAATCTGGAAATTATGCAATAGATGATTTTGATATATCTGTTAGTAATTCTTTAAATAATAGATTAGGAAATGGTGGAATATATTATAGTAATCAAAAAACAGCTGAGGATAATACACCTTCAGATGATTTAATGTGTGTGAAGGTCTCTGGGGGAGAAGCATATGTAAAAGGATATGATGTACAGACAGATACAGTAAGTATTTTAGATGTTGAAAAGCCAAGAGATACTGAAAAAGTAAGTGCTACTAATGTGGATTTTGAATTTGGTAATGAATTGGTTATTAATAATGTTAAAGGTCAACCAAAATTTAGAGAAGTTGTTGATTTATATGATGCAGTTCTTGATGGTTCCCAAGCAGCAGTTGGTAATGTAATAGGAAAAGCACGGATATATTCATTATACCCAAAAGAAACTGTATATACAGGAGCATCTAATAAATGGGATCTTCGTTTATATGATGTTCAAACTTATACTAATATTACAGTTGATGTAGCTGTTAGTAATACAGAAGTTCCTGATACTGCTTTTATAAAGGGATTGAGTAGTGGTGCTTCAGGATATGCTATAGCTGCTGGTGGTGGATCAACTACTATTAGTTTAATACAAACATCAGGTTCTTTTTTATTAAATGAACAGATTAGTGTTAATGGAATTTCTATTTCTAGATCTATTGATTCTATTACTGTTTATGGTGCTGGTGATATTTTATCTGTAAAGCAAGATCAATTAACAGTTGCATTTACTGCAGATGTTTCATTAGATGAGACACCATTAGCAAATGGTATAGTAGAAGGTCAAATAACAAATAACAATACTATAAAGAGTGGTAAACCTTTTGTGGGTGTTAAGGCTGGAAATATTATTTCATTTAATACTGGTCAAACTACACCAAATTATGCTAAAGTAACTTCAGTTTCTGCTGATGCATTAACCCTTACTGTTGCGGCTATGGGTCAGAATGTTGATGGGGTTTATACTGGTAGTACTGTTCCAAATTCTCCAACAGGAGGAACAACTCTTATTAATTTAGCAGTTCCTAATTTTATTAAAAAAGATGGAGTTGCTTCTGGATTATATGAAGTATTACCTAGACCAAATATATCTGCTGTTGATTTTTCCTCTTCCAGCTTATCACTTTCTGGTCAAATAATTTTATCTGGAAGTAATACGGTATCAGGTGCTGCAGCTACTGTTTCTGTTAATGACTTTAAAGATGCGGGAAATGTAGCTATTAGTAGTGCATTTTTTGATACATTTGACCTAAGTAGATATTCTGTTCATTATGGAACTACAACTGTGGTTACAAGTGGTATTGCAACAGTTAGTTCAAGTGGTTTCACTCTTCTTGATGATGGTGGTGGTAGTGTAGGATCTAGAGCTCAATTTACTGGACTAATAGATAGTGATAATAATACTGTTGTCAATATAACTGCAAAAAAACAAGGAATTCAGAGTAAGATAAAATCTTATGAAAGAAGTCAAATTAGAGATATAATATACTCTAATACTGAAAAATCTGGATCTGGAATTAGTACGTCTATTAATGATGGATTAACTTATAATGCCAATGCTTATGGATTAAGAGTTCAGGATGAGGAGATTTCTTTAAATGTTCCTGATGTAGTAAAGATTTTATGTGTTTATGAATCTATTGGAGGTGCTCAACCAACTTTTGATACTCTTTCATTTACAGCTACAGCAAATGTTAGTGCTGATGCAATTATAGGTGAAAATATAGTTGGTCAAACTTCTAATGCCATAGCAAGAGTTGTTACTAATAACACTTCTACACCTTCATCTGGAGGTTCAAATAAATTAGGAATAGTTTATTTGAATGATGGAGCTTTTGTTAAAAATGAACAAGTTATATTTCAAGAAAGTAATATAACTACTAATATTGAAGCAATAAATTCTGCTGAAATTGATGGAAAATATCAAAATATTACTCAATCATTTACTTTAGATAAGGGTCAAAAAGATCAATATTATGATTATTCTAGAATTGTTAGAAATAGTAATTCATCAGTACCTTCTAAAAGATTACTTGTAGTATATGATTCTTATAGTGTACCGGCTAATGATAGTGGTGATGTATTTACTGTATTGAGTTATGATAAGAATAGGTATACCTCAGATATACCAGATATAGGTATATCTGGTATTAGAGCATCTGATACTTTAGATTTTAGACCTAGAGTAGCAGTACATACTGATGTTACAACATCTCCATTTGTATTTGCTTCTAGAACTACTGCATTTAATAGTGCTCCTAAATTTTTATTATCAGCTAATGAGGGATCTTTGGTTGGGTATGAGTATTATTTGGGGAGGATTGATAAATTATATTTGAGTAAATATGGAGTTTTACAAATTGTAAAAGGAGAATCTTCACAATCTCCTATACCACCTGTAACTAATAACGATTCTATGGAATTGGCTAGTCTTGAATTGCCTCCATATCTTTATGATCCAAGGAATATAAGTATTAATTTGGTTGATAATAGAAGATATACTATGAGAGATATTGGAGAGTTGGAAAATAGAATTGAAACTTTAGAAACTGTAACAACACTTTCTCTACTTGAAGTTTCTACAGAATCTTTAACAATTCAAGATGCATCTGGTAGAAATCGATTTAAGAGTGGATTTTTCGTTGATGATTTTAGTGATAATAGTTTTATTGATTTTAATTTAAGTGCTATAGAAGTTGATAGTGAAAATAATGAAATAAGACCAATAATTGGTAGTAATAGCATTAAACCACAATTAATGCCAGCTACAAATATTGTTGATGGAGAATTTGATTCTGGTACAAATTATGAATTATTAGATTCAAATGTACAAAAAACAGGAAATGCTGTTACATTAAAATATCAAGATAAAGATTGGCTTGAGCAGGTTTATGCAACTAGAGTAGAAAATGTTAATCCTTTCCATGTAATTTCA